CTGGACCGCCACCGGGGACTCGAACCTCGCACACTCAACTTAAAGGGTTGACGCTCTTTCCTGATGAGCTAGTGGCGGTTGGTGGCCCTTGCTGGATTTGAACCAGCAACCTGGCGATTATGAGTCGCTCGCTCTCACCACTAAGCTAAAGGGCCGGGCGCGAAATAATACATATGCCAGTTCAGCTCTGCAATACCCCCCCACACACCTGATTCAATCCTGTATCTGCTTCATACATGGTAAAAAGTATGAGCAGCCAACAAAAAGTTACTCAGGCAATATTAACGTACTCTGACCACATTAATTTTGAAGTCATCAATCTGCCCGCTATTAAGTATAACGAATGTAGAACTCCCATTACTGTACGATTCCGACAATATCAGCCGATCATCATAGCGTGCAAGAACGTAATACCAGACACTCTCATAGCGAATCATCTGATATTCATTCTTAAACTGGGGCTTGTACCAACCGGCAATAAGTGAAAATCCCCAGAAATAGATCATGAACCCAGCCATCATACACTCAATCCAGTGATGGCGAATAAAAGACATGTCCGAAAAAAATTTTACTGAAATAAGTCTTCTTCCTGACCTGACAAAAAACGTAATTATTAAGGCAGCAATAACGCATAAAACCAGTGCATCTGGCGCAACGTGTCGATGAATTACTGAAAACTCCAGAGCAGGCGGAACAAAAAGCAACAATATCGCCAGAAAAAGTCTGATAAAACTCAGATCCTGCACATTATTTTTTTGTTTGATCCCCAGGAAGAAAAAAACACCTGTTCCCCATCCAATCAGGAATATAACAATGACTGTAACAGCATAAAAAAGGCTCCTGGCCACATCATCGACACCAGCCCCAACAACCCACCATGGGAAACCATAGTAAAAGGAAGTTCCCCAGCCATAGAAGTAAGCGCTCCCCCACCCAAGACAGCCCATATAAGCAACAAAAAGTGAAGAGTGCCTGAGCAGAGTACTGTCATCCATAGCAACACCATTAACAACCCAAAAAACATAACAACACATTGCATAACAAATGAAGCTCCATTTAGTCAAGAAGCTTCATAGCAGGAAAAACTCATAGCACAATCGCCATCACATTTAATGTTCTGTGTCTTTTTCGGGTATAAAAAACCCGCTCGGCGGCGGGTTGTGCTTGCTTTTGCCATCACGTACAAAATCGGCAAAATATCAGATTTGCATGAAATATATGCCTTTCAATCTACTTTTGCAACACTTTGCTTTGAAAATGCCGCCTTTTGTTTTGAACGTGTTCTCATTACAAACAATAAAGCCTCACTATCCAGTCGGTGAAAAATGTGTTTCATTGCAACCCAGTGACGAGTAAATGTTTTGGACCAGTTTTTAGTTGTCACTCCCGCCAGTAATGCCAGATCCTGGTATTCATAACCTTCCCCACCAAAAAGTTCTGCTTTTACTGCCTGCGCCGCTAGCCAGATTAATTTCTTCAGGCGTTCCTGCGTTTTCCCTGCAATTTTTCTGGTACCGGATTGAGTATTAAATTCATTCCACGCCCACTGTGTTATCGCGATCTGATATTCCCAACAAATACTCCCGCTGTAACACCACAACAACCAGGCTTTATGATGTTCTTCAAGAGACAGAACAGCCCGCCGCCACGATGATGTCGAAAACTCAACCGGACTGACCAGAGGAATTGACGTCCCCTTCGCCAGCGATTGCTTCCCCGGGATTGGTGGATTATCCCGCGTTATCATTTTTCCAGTCACTTCATCGCGGTACCGGATTTTTTTTCGCCTGTAACGCCCTGTATCGAACATGACATTCTCTTGCCAGGCTTCAAGCTGACCTTTTGTTGCCCCACTCAAATCAGCGGTAGCGATAATGAGCTGCTCACGCACAATATTAATTTCATCAAACTGCTCGTCGTCGATAATCAGCCCCGCATGCGTCAGTGCATCCAGTGGTGCCTTCAGGATATTGTCCAGGTCGCGGCGGCGCTTATCCGGTGGCTCTGCAATAATTTTTATCGCCAGCCTTCCAGACAGGTTTAATTTCAGTCGCTGCTGGCGAACAATAAGTGCCACATCCCGACGATAACGCTCACCGGCTTTTGATACAAAATATGTGCTGCCACGACGTCGCCAGTAAGTGTTCACTGTCGGCGGGTAAGGCAAAACAAACTCATGAAGCATCAGCGCAGTACCTCCTGCACCAATTTTTCAAACTTTCCGACTTTGATTTCCAGCTCTGCCACACAGTCCACCAGCTCATCCACCGCTTTTTGTGCACGGTGTTTAGCCTGCATCAGTTCCCTGAGTGCTGGAACCATATCCCGACGAATGGCATCTTTTGTTATACCTGTTTTTTCCAGTTGTTCCGCCTGTCGCAACATTTCCTGTGCCTGTTTACGCAATTGTTCGGGCGTAAAAGTCATGGTCTGGTTGTTCAAAAGAAACGCTCCATCTTACTGCTGTCAGTTCGTTTGTTGCTGTATCTGCGCGGCTGGGATGGCCGCATTGGGGTGGAAAGAAGCTGTGCGCTTTCCTGGTCTACGGGCAGAAAATGTCCGTTATAAAAACGCCGGTAAATCGTCCCCAGAGAACCGTTACGTTGTTTCGTGATATTGATTTCTGCGATACCCCTGGCCTGCGTATCCGGGTTGTACACTTCATCCCTGTAAAGCATCAGAATGATGTCTGCATCCGCCTCTATTTCTCCGGAATTTTTCAGGTCTGAGTTCATAGGTCGTTTATTGGGCCTGGACTCCACACCACGGGAAAGCTGACTCAGCGCAATCAACGGAAAACCACCGGATTTTGCCAGGCCTTTAAGCCCCTTTGAGATTTCACCAACGGCAAGGTCATGACGCCCCATAGTTCGGGTTTTTATCAGTCCGAGATAATCAACCACCACCAGCGCCGTTTCCGGATGTTTAATCAGGTGGTGTTTCGTTGTTGCGCATATCTCGTCAATGGTCAGGTTCGCCTGGTCCACCATCCAGATATTACGCCCGGTCATCCGTCCCACACCTTGGGAGAAACGCGCCCAGTCTTCATCTTCAAAACGGGCAACAGACTTAAGACGTGATACCGGCATTCCTCCAGCCGCAGATACCATGCGTTCACCAATCTGGATGTTCGCCATTTCCATTGTGAACAGGAGAACGCCGTGCCCCTGTTCAGTCACCTTGTCGATGATATCCAGCGCCAGTTCGGTTTTGCCCATTGACGGACGAGCCGCAATAAATACCAGGTCGCCGGGTTCCATGCCGCCTGTTTTTGCGTCCAGTTCATCAATACCGGTCATCAGTGTCCTGGATTTCTCCAGTCCCTGATTCCGGCATTCAACACGCTCAACCACTTCCGGAAGCACATCATCAATATGTACCGGCTGAATAACGCCCTTTTCCGTCGACAATGAGGCCATCATATTCTGCGCATCCTTCAGGGCATCTTCAGCTGCTTCACAGGTATGCGCATCACGTAATTTCTGCAGCGCCTCATTCAGTGTTTTTTCTGCATCGCGCAATGCAGCATTGCGCCGCAACGCTGCAACATAGTGCTCCAGTGAAGACTTCACCCAGGTTTTGCGCCCGGTGTCAGTAATCACCGGAGCAAGTTCCGGCATCTCATTACACAACAGCACAGGATCAATCACACCGGAAACACGGGCCTGTCGGCAGATGCCTGTGTAGATATCCCGGTACGCTCGTACAGAAAAAACGTCCGCTGGCAGTGTGGTCAGAATACCCATCACTTCATGATCTGCCCCACGCAGAAAGAACGCGCCGATGACAGCACCTTCCAGGTCATCGTTACGCCAGACAGGAGTTGTCATGCGGCCACACCTCCGATATGTGCACGGTAACTTGGCCAGTTGAACGACAACCAGTTCCGACCGCCATCCGTGACCCTGTCGGCAATTCGGGGACTGATGAACACCCACAACTCTTCCGGAGAAAGGTTGCTGATCAAAATTGTCGGTAAAACGCTTTCGTAACGCGCATTGATGATTTCCTGAAGAATTGCCATTTCAGCCGCACTACCAAACTGAACACCTACCTCGTCGATGATCAGCAAATCCAGTGACGCATAATGCTCGATGACCTCATCCGCTGTTTTTTCACTGTCGTTCCGCCAGCAGTTTTTCACTGCGCGGGTAAGCCGCATCACATCAGTGATCTCCACACTGGCAAGGTGGTGACGGATGATGTGTTTTGCCATTGCCACAGCCAGATGATTTTTTCCGGTACCGCAGCTGCCGGTCATAACAAGGCTGGTACCTTTTTCCAGTACATCCTCCCAGTTCTCCGCGTAGCGGCGGCAGGCTGCAAGATTCCTGGCTGCGTCAGGATTAATTTCCAGATAGTTTTCAAACTCACAGTCGCGAAACCGGAAGGCAATGCCCGCGCTTTCAATCAGAGCATCGGCTTTCAGCGCCACTAACGCCCGATGTGTCACGCTAATCTCATCCGCCAGACACTCCGGACAGCGGGAGATTTTTAAGGCTGTCTCACCATGTCGCTCGTCCCATTCCAGGATATGCGTGTTGTATTCGCCGTGTTTTTCGCAGCATCCTGCGCCTTCTGCTTCCCGGCAGGCGCGGTAAGGCCACGGTTTTTCCCCTGTCTTCGCAAATGCCAGCTCTGCCTGGAGCTCATCCATTTGCGCCTGCAGTCTTGATTGTTTTTCATGCTGACCAAACGTCATCATCGCTGTCACCTCAGAATGTCAGTTTGTTACTGGATTTACCGAATTTGTCAGACATGGCACCAAGGCCAGACAGGACATCAGCCTGTCGCTGCCGCCCACCTCCGGGAGCGGCTGGCTGTTGCCAGAAGTCTTCGAAGTGACGATCGGGTCCAAAGAACGTCGACGCCTGCTTCACGAACTGTGTGCCGGTATTTCCTGTCGCACGTACCCAGGCGGCATACCGCTTCACGCCATCAAGCATGCTCTCCGGTTTTATTCCCTCCCTGATACGGGCTTTCCAGGCTTTGAAGGCTGCTGACTTGGAATTACCACCAGCACGTTTGGGATATTCCTACCAGGCCTGTTCAAATTCCGGTGAATATTCCTGTCGGGCAGAACGCGCTGGTGCAGACGCGTCAGCGGATGCGCAAATAGTGTTTTTACTCTCTGTAGTATTCTCTGAAGTAATCTTTGTTGTATTCTCTGTAAGATCGAAATTGGTTTTCCCTTCTCCGCTGCGAGGGGTTTCCCGTGTCCGCGGTGAAGGCTTTCCCTTCTCCGCGAAATTGGATTTTACAGTTTCCCGAAAACGGGTTTCCCCATTTCGGGAAAGCTGATTGTTTTCATTGATAATTTCATTAAGGCGCTCACAATCTATACGGTAGAACATTTTGTGCTCAAGACGCTTGTTGGTTTCAACCAAAATGCCTCTGGACACAAGATGCTTACGCGCTACAGCCTGTTGTTCAAATGTAAGTCCGGTTTCGTGTTGTATCTCTTCACGCGTTTTATGTACGCCTTCCGCTGCATGTGTTTTATCCTGCCAGTAAAAAATCTGACCAAAGAAAATAACAGCGTGCGGACTTCCCATGTATTTAACGAGCCCAGGGTAATAAGCAACCGGATGTCCAAAATCGAGCAGAAGATCAGACGGACGCATAGCCACCTCCCAGGCGTTTAAACATTTTTCCGGACTGAAACGCCACCAGCGGATAACTCAGAGTATGAGTACGTCCCTGAACCTGACAGACAACCTTCTGGCTTTCTGTATTGACCAGGCAAACCCGCAGAACGTGGCCGTTGCTGGTGGTGAACCACTGCCCCACACGGGGGCAACGGTTGTATCGGTGATACAGAGAATTCACAACACGACGAATCATGGACGCACCTCCGCCGTTGTGATGTATTTAACCGGGCTGCCTTTCATTGCGATGGTTTCACACATCTCCGCTGCTTTACGTTCCGCTGTTTTCCTGGATTTATAGCGGCGGTGCCAGACAGACGTATCCGTGCGAACTGATACATCGTTTCTGTATTCAGTTGTGGAAATAATAATTTCGTAACTAATCATGGACGCGCCTCCCATTGATTACGGCGGAAAGCGGTAAGATTCAGGCTGTTCTCTACCTCATGAAATGCTTCAATACAGCTCTCGTAGTACCGCATCGTGCGCAGACTTAACCCAAGCTGAAGCATCATCAGACCATCAAGAGTTATGTAATAACCACGCAAAGAATCGCCATAAAGGTGATAAGTGCCGGGTATGAAATTACGGGTGAAAAACTCGCGCGAGCAGTTCAGATACTCGATTTTGTCGACAATGTTCTGGTGCATGCGCTTGAAATGGCAGGCAACATGCAGGGAGAAAATAACGGCCTTGCCGTTGACGGTCTCAATTTTGAGGAATGGGTGAGTAGTGGTGGTAGTCATGGTGACAGCCCCTTGTGTGTGTGCTTTACAGCTACCACCCACGGATGCGAAACCATGATTGGTGGCAGCCCAGACAGGATTCGCATTACCGGACACACAAGGGAAAACCGGCGCTTCCGAAGAAGCTCCCATCTGAGCCGCCATTGAATAGACGTGCGTAGACAAAAAAACACGCTTATGGCGTGTCAGCCCTGTGTGATGTTTCGGGATGCGAAGCCCGGTTGCTGGATTTACAGCAACGCGAGAAATATAACCCGGAACACCAGCAAGGCGCAACAGTTTGAGGTATTCGAAAAGAGATGTAGTAACGGCCTTGCCGTTGACGACTTCGATTTTCAGGTATGGGGAAGTTGGGACTGTAGCCATGATGGCAGCCTCCTTGAGCAGTGAAAAACTTCCACCACCGGAGGTTCCAAGCTCGCTGGTGGCGGACTGAACAGGGTTGGAACTACCGGCGCTCAAGGAAACCGGCGAGCCTTTCGGCTCCCCTGCCCAGCCCACCATAATTCTGGCGTGCGTGAGCATGGACGATAAAAAAGACGCTGGCGCGTCATATATCGCCTCGAGCAATTCCGGGGTTCCAATCCCAGCACCCGCTTTATAAGGTGCAGAGACAGTGTAACGTCCCGAAATTGCAGAATCAATATTTAGGCTTGAAACGTTCATATGCTTGCTGGTATTTTTGTTAACGTTCTTGGATTCTTGGGCCTGCTTTATGCAGTTGCCTGTATCAACGTTGAGCGAGCCGGGTTACTACCCGGCTTTTTTTTCACCGCTGCCAGCCAATAACCTGAAACAACCCCATTTTCGGGTGATACCAGCGAGTCCCTCGCGGTTCTGCTTCCTCCATAACCCGATAAAAAGCAGCCATAAACGGTTCCACAGCAACAATTGCGCGACGTGATAACAATCCGTCCGGCGTCATGAACTCGTGGGTGTCTGTAGGAATTTGATAAGCGTTCACCAGATTGCGGCATTTATCATCTGACAAACCGGTTTTCGCTTTCAGTTGGCGATATCCGGCATAGCCCTCACGAATGGTGCCCTTTTTGATTTGCTCGACTGTTTCGGCAACATGGCTGACTTTTTCTTCCACCTGAGTGATCCGTTTCTGCTGACGAACGGCTTCAAGAGCCATCGCTGCAACCATTTCGATTTCGCTCATTGGCTTACGGATCTGTTCTTCCAGTTCGCGCCAGCGATCTACCAGGCGAGCTGTGAATTCGGGGCAAAGCTGAGCGACGACAATGATGCTGTCGCGCTTACCTTGTTCGCCTTCGAAGATGTAAGCACCTACATTTCGTTTTAACCCTAAGTTGTTGATTATTTCGAAATTCGCCATTGGCGCACTTCGAATAATCCCCTTATCCATGAGCCTTTCAATGCTGCGCTTAACATCTTTGTGTTGGCTGCCCACCAACTCTGCGATCTCAACGCTGGTCATGGATGCTTTATCGTTAAAAATTGCGGTGTTCACTGATACCTCCTTACGGATAAATTATTGGGATCACGGTTCAGCACTTCTCAGTTACGCGCTTTTTCCAGAGCCATGCATCCCTATAAGCAGCCTCGATCCCATGGCATATCCGCATATCCTGAAACCAATGCTTCCGTTCCCATATCTGCCAAGATCGAGGTTTAATGCGATCGCTGATGCCTGTGATGGAGAACATAGCCAGTACGGGTACTTTCAGGCGTCTTCCTTTCTGGATATGCTTACGCCAGTCATTGCGAAGATTTGCCCGCATGCTGAAATAAGCACCAACAGGAAATGCAACAAGAAATGCCGCTACCTGAACAAAAAGGAGTCGCCAGAAATTATGGGAATCATCTGGAGTGAGTTTGTTCTTCTGTTCAATACCAACCCGCGCCTTGTTACCTTCATCTGGACGGTTAGTGCTTTTGGACTTGGCGCCTGGCTCGGACACTGGCTTGCCAAAAATCGAGATAAGCGGAAAGAGTTCAATGCCGTCGCTGATGAATTGTTCCTGATCCTTGACGCCTTCCGCGAGGGTTGCCGAGACGGAAAACGGGATATGCCACATATATCCAGAGACGATTTCAGAAGACTGCGCCCTCACCTGAGCAGCAGACAAGCACGAAGTTACCAACAAGCCGTAGATAACTTTTTTAACGCACTGAAAGCTAGTGAGCTCTATGAAGACAGGCGGATTGTTCCGGTTATCAAAACTCCCGCAGAAATTCTTCCCAGCCTTAATACGCTGATTAAGTTTCTGAAGCATCGCTAAGCACTGTGACATATCACACCTCCGATTGCTTACCTTGCCCCTCTTCTGTGTGCGCTAAATCAGGATGGATATACGGGATACTTGGATCCAGATGGCAGAGAATAGCTACGTCCTCTGGAACACCTCTCGTTTTCCACTTTCCAACACCTTGACTGCCACGAGGCTTTCCTTTCTTTGGGAACCTGCGGCCAATAGCGGCATTGGTTTTAAATTGAGTTTTTAATATTTCATAAAGGGTCATTCTTTAGTCTCACACCAGATACTCTGTTATCCAAGAATGTTAAACACGAGAATCCAAAGTATCAAGAGATTCTGTTACTTTAGTATCAGCAGCCATGAAAGGAGAAGAAAAATGAAATCTTTAGGTGAACGCCTCATCAACGCACGACAAAAAGCTGGGTTAACGCAAGATGCGTTGGCTAAAAAAGCAGGGGTCACCAGAGTTGCAATCAGTAAAGCCGAGCAAGGCCTTACAAAAAGTTTCAACGGTGACACCCTTTTTAAAGTCGCAGCTGCACTGCAGTGTTCACCGCAGTGGCTTCAGAGCGGAGATGCAAAAGATAAGCATTGGGAAAATAATGTTAAGAGCTGCCCACAGAGAGACACAGCACACTCTTACCCTGTAATTAACTGGGTTCAGGCAGGATTATTCGCAACTGCTGGTGATGACTACAACATGTATGATCAGGATAACTGGAGGCATTCTGTAAAATACGCTGGTGAGAGGGGGTTCTGGCTGGAAGTGCACGGAGACTCAATGACTTCGCCCGTAGGAATAACATTTCCTGAAGGAATGTCGATCCTTGTCAACCCAGATAAAGAAGTTTTTTCAGGATGTTACGTCATCGCCAGAAAAAAATCCACCAATGAAGCAACATTCAAAAAATATATTTCTGAAATGGGAAAGGCGTTTCTAAAGCCCCTTAATCCACAATATCCAATCATAGAAATGGACAATGATTGCGAAATAGTAGGTGTTGTGGTTGATGCCAGGTGGGATATTTTCTGACCAGACTCAAAACACAAAAAGAAACCAAAGTATCAAAAATCACTTGCCACACCTTGATACCTTAGTTACCATAAAACAAAGTTCGTAACTGAGGTATCATCTCATGATCAATAAAGCTACAACTCTTGACTGTCTTGAAGAACTGAAAAACCTCGGCAGCCTCATTACACTAATAGCCAAAGCAACGCCAGATGCTACGCTCTCTGGCGATATCGAGTCATGCGCAGGACTGGCATGGGATATGACAAATAGCATATCCAGAAAGCTATCGTCAGCAATGCTTTTACAGAGCAAAAATACTGTAATCAACAACCGCCTCCGCACCCAACGCGAAGCCTGTGGCTTAACAACCGCCGAAGTGGCCAGGCTGCTCAATCTCGATGAAGATATCATCATCCAGTGGGAGAGCGGAGACTATGAACCAACTATCAGTATGCTTATCCCACTGGCTAATATTCTGGGCTGTGATCCGATGTGGCTGTTAACTGGCGAGGTTACTCCTCCGGAGCAACCAAAAAGTGAGGAGCAGCAACACCATGACGCATCTCAACAAGTTTGCTCCTTATCTCGCGAAGTGATCCTACCCACGTAATGTGGACACGGCCCTAAGCGAGATTATGGTTTTCAAATTGTTCCGG